GTTGACAGGGGATCAGGTAAACTATGCTAGGGAGGCTGTGCACCAACAGAAGCTGCTTAGCATCCAACTACGGCAACAAGAGCAACTACGGCAACAAGAAATCAGTCGTAGGGAATACCAAAAAAAACAACTACTAATCCAAGAACGACATGATACAGCTTTTTCAGAATAACGGCAAAGGCCTCATGCCCGCTACCTTGCATTATAGACGCGGCAAAACAACCCAGGCTTTCTGCCAAGTGCCTAAAAAAATCAAAGTAAGGGCAGAACGCCCAAAAACAAGAGGCGCTGCCACTTACGTGATGTATACAATAGACAAGAAAGAGTTTGTGGTGCTTAAAGTTAAAGATGAGTTGACTAGACCCATAAACGTGAATGTGTTTGTAGCTTGCCGCAAGGAAATGGAACTTTTTTGGAAGGAGTTGCCAAGTGATTAAATTCAAAAATAAACCCTTGTCCCTAAAAGCCCTCCATGCCATACCGACGTATTTCCCAAAAGACTCTAAAAGCCATGCAAGAATAACGCCACACGGAGACCTTGCCCTTACAATAAAAGATGGTATCCGTAGCATGGGCTGGTTGATCCATAAAGAAGAGTTCTCAGTTACAAAAAATGGGGAGGTTGTTTCTGGTGTATTTTATGTTGAAATGCCAAAAAGGCTTTCAATTAAAAACTGCATATACTGTTTAGGCTTCACTCACGGTTTAGGCAGAAGGTATAGGCTGAGTGTTTATATGGGCTTGTGGGATAGAGAACACGAGTTTGGTCTGGTGCTTGATTCCATTAAAGGAAGAAAGTTATGCACAAATGTAGAGTTACACCAAGAGGCCTTGCGCATACTAAATCTATTCAAGGAGTCCACTAGAAAAATCAAAGTGCCTATCAGCAAACTACACAGAGATCATGTAAATGAAAAAAGTGTAGTTCCGTTATTATGGAATATAGCTAAACAAGAGAAGGCTTTTGGATGGATTAGAATGCCTTTGATAATCAATTACATAGAACAATACCCAATAATATCACACTACATTTTATATGGGGCTTGCGCCAAAGCCATTCAAATAAGCCCAGATTGGCACCAGTTTCGTAAACTACACACACTATTCAAACTTATTAAAAAATATGCACATTAAAGACATATACGTAAAAACCCATAAGCAAGACAGTAAACGTAAAAGGATCACTGTAGTGTTTTCAGATGACTCGACAGTATCCCAAGACATACTTATGGGCTTGAATGCTTTATGCACAAAAATAGATTTTGCGGAGCTAGGAGAAAAACTCATACAAGCCCCTACAAGCGAGGATTTGACAGACACAAGTATAATAGACTTTGGAAAGTATGAAGGCAAAATGCTACAAGACGTCCCTGCCGATTACCTGCATTGGCTATGGCATAGCCATTTACAACACAAAGTGACTGACAAACTACACAAATACATAAGAAAAAATATAAGTACGCTTGAAGAAGAAAACGATGATTTAATCTGGAGTAAACCAAAATGATATTAGGTGCAAAAATAAAAAACTTTCAAAAGCATAAAAACCTAAAACTGTCTTTTACTAAAGGTGTCAACGTAATAGTGGGACCCACAGATTGTGGAAAATCCTCTATTGTAAGATCTTTAGTATGGTGCTTGAGAAATACACCTGGAGGCATCGGGTTCAAGGCATGGGGCACTGATGAGGTAGAGGTTAAAATAAGGCTTTCAGAAAAAGTAACCCTAACAAGAAAGAAAAGTAGCAAAGAAAACCAATACCAACTAGGCGATGAATTATTTGAGGCTTTTGGGGCTAAGGTACCTGATCCCATTCAAGACTTTTTGTGCATCAATAAAATAAACATCCACCAACAGCATGACAATGAATATTGGTTTGGTGAGAGTGCGGGGGAGGTTAGTAGGCAATTGAACGAAATAATTGACCTAGGCGTAATTGATGTAACCCTTAAAGAAACCCACTCACTTCTAAAAAGGCGTAAGAGTGAATTTGCTGTAACAGAAGGACGGTTACTAAAAGCAAAGGAAGCTTTAGATGATTTAGGCTTTATTGAGGTTGTTAAAGAAAAGTGGGACGTAGTGCTCGAGGCCGAGGGGGTTATGTTGACTACCCGCCAGGATGCCCTACAATTAGCCGAGGGCATAGGGCAGCTACATAGGCACCGAGAGAGGGGCAAACGCGCCGGATCGGTAGTGCAGGGCGGCGGTATTGTAGTAGAGCTAGGCGAGGGGCTGGTAGCCCTAAACAAAACCTGCTTGAAATTAGAAGAAAAGCTCGATGATTTGCATGATTTACAGGAAACACTCAAACAAGAGGACGTGGTAAAGCAGATGCAAAAAAGCTGCACCTTGCTGGGCGACGTGTTGATAGCTTACAAAGAAAGTAAAGAACAGTGCGCGAGGCTAGGGGATTGCATACAATCATGTGAAACCCTAAAACAAACTATCACAGAAAAACAACAAATACTAGAAGAACTTAAAGAAGAGTTAAAACTTAATTCAAAGGGAGTATGCCCCCTTTGCGGAAGCGAAGTAGAACATGAGCACTAAAAAACCAATTGCATCCCTAGTAAGTGATATTCACTTATCAGCCACTCCCCCCATTGCCCGTAGCAATGAAAAAAATTGGCTTGGTAGGCAAGAGTCCTACCTACAACAGTGGGCTGATCTCAAACAACGGCATTCAATACCTGGAATTATAGGTGGTGACATATTTGACAAATCACGAGAAAAAGAATCCAGCACCTTAATAAATATGGCATGGGACTACTTAAAAGATGACTACGCTATTCCTGGGCAGCACGACCTACCATACCATGACTATGATGCAATGGACGGTAGTGCCTTTGGAGTTCTTGTTAAAGGGGGGTGCATTAAACTGGTAGAACCTGACAAGCCTATTTATGTAAAAGAGAGTAAATTGGTTTTACATGGATTTCCATGGGGTTTTCCCATAAAGCCTCAAACAAGTTCCGCGTTTGCAAAAGGCGTAATTCACTTAGCTGTAATTCACGCTTACTGCTGGCACAAAGAGAACACCTACACGGGGGCTTCTAAATCACAAAATGCCGTAGCTTACAAAAAGAAACTTAAAGGGTACGATGCCGCTTTATTTGGAGATAACCACAAAGGCTTCTTGATAAAAAGCGGTGCAACCACTATATTGAACAATGGCGGTTTCATGAGGCGCAAATCAGACGAAATAAACTCCACGCCATCAATGGGTTTGCTTTTTAATGATGGTAGCATAGAAAGAGTTTACCTAGACTGCGAAAAGGATGTTTTTATCAACCCACACACCCTGCGCGATATGGTAGGGGAGATTGATGGTGTTGACGTTAGCGGTTTTATAGAAGAGCTTGAAAGTGCAGAAAGCAACGGCCTAGATTTTGTAGAAATTTTAATTAAATACATCAAAGATAAAAAAGTAAATAAACACGTCAAAAAAATACTACTAGACATAACAGAAAATAAATGAAAACAGAACAAGTAAGTAACCCCACACACTACAACCAGCACAAGAGCGGAATTGAATGTATCGACGTTTGTCAATGGTTTGGTTTCAATGTTGGTAATGCAATTAAATATGTATGGAGGGCGGGGCTTAAAAAAGACCTAGCAACCCAAGACATTAACAAAGCTATTTGGTATATCAACCGCCACTTAAATGAAGATGCTGAATGGCAGCGAAGCCGTTTGCCAAAAGAATACCCTATGTTGAATGCGCAAGTTATTCAAATACAAGTGCCAACAGAGGTTGCATTTTTCTTGAAAGATAATTGCTCTAGCATTGTTGGTGGGTTTAAGGACCAAAACATCAAAACAGCGATTCATGCCCTTATAAGATGCCATAGGCACGGGGCAACAAAAGCATTTTTACGCAGAGCAAGAACATACTTATTACGAGCATTATGAAGATAGAACAATTCAATAAACTAAAAGAAAAAATTGCTACAAAGCAATCCGAAGTTGACAACGCTAAAGGGGCTTACAGCAATGCCCTCCAAGACCTCAAGAAAACATTTGGCGTTAAGACTGCTAAAGAGGCCAAAGCCCTATTAAAAACAAAAGAAAAAGAGCGGGACAAGGCAGAAGAGGCCTTTAACGAAAAATCACAAGCATTCCAAGAAAAATACAAAGATGAGCTCGGTATCTGATATAAGCGAAATTGTAGAAAATCTCTATGAAGACTTTTTGTTGGCTAAACGTGATGTAAAGCGTGAACAAGAGTTCTTAGAAGAAACTGCACTAAAAGTAGAGTGGGCGGATGATGCTAATGCCATTGCACAGACCGTTGCCACCATAGTCCAAGAGAAAGCGCATAAGAAGATAAGTAGTATTGTCACTAAATGCCTGCAAACTATATTTGAGGAAGAAGCTTACGAGTTTAGTATTATCTTTGAACAAAAACGGGGAAAAACAGAAGCAAAGCTTGTCTTCATCCGTAATGGGGAAGAAGTTGACCCTATGGCGGGGAGTGGTGGTGGTGCGGTTGATATAGCAGCCTTTGCCTTGCGTATTTCTTGCTTAATGGTTTCTAGACCACCGCTAAGGAGAGCAGTAATACTAGATGAGCCCTTTAAGTTTCTATCTAAAACATACAGGGGAAGAGTCGCCTCCATGCTTAATTTACTTTCAAGCGAACTTGGCATTCAGTTTATTATGGTGACGCATATCCCAGAACTTGAAGTTGGTAATGTAATTCGACTGTAGCTGTAAAGCCCGACAGCGGCTTTATTTATAGGCGCAGCCAGTAGGGTATGCACTAATAGGCAAAACCCCGCACAAGTAAACCTCGCGCCACCGTTAAGGGCTGACGGGTAACACCCAAAACCGTCAGCCCTGTTTACGACGAAACCCCTACCACTGGGTAGGGAAAAGTCTAAGAGTCCTCAAAAATAGGCACTCCAGTGGATACTTCAAACTGAGTTTTGAAATCATTGAAAGACCCAACAATAGAATTCAAGGCATCCCTTAGATTTTCACACTCATCTCGCAAGGCCTGGCATTCAGCTTGCGTAGGTGGGTCTGAGAAAGCAAGCCCCCCGATTACACCGTTCGCTGGTAACGTGCTAGGAGCTATGTCAGGTATTGCTGCGAGAAGCGGTAGGTCTTCCATAGGTTGCCCAGCGACGCCAGGGGCGACGCCTTTAACGCGAATAAGTCTTTGTGCTGTGAGTGCCATAATTTTATCTTTCTTTTATGTTTAGCCTACGAGGATTGTTTCGTCGCTGTCTATTAGTTTGTTGCCTTCGTCATCTACCAGGATGTCGTAAAGTTCTGTTTCGTGATAAGCCCAAGGACCTTGCCCTGTGTTAATGCCAGCGACGCGGATGTATGTGTAGTCAGTAAGCAATGCCACCTCGAAAAATGTTGATGCGGTCTCCCCTATCGTGTCCCATACTTTACCGCTCTCACCAACCGCCAAATCATCTGCTGATACTTGCACAATGTAATTCACAGCACCTTGGGCAGCTTTCCACGTAATGCGGTATAGATTTGCAGTGGCATTGGCTACAAAGACTCCCGTCACAACAGGTAAACCAGTATCTACGACCCCGACGCTCGGGTTAAACAGGTCTGGGGCTTCTTCTGTGTCGTACGCATAAACCTCGGGGCGGTATAAGACCGCTTTAATTTCTACGGTGTCGTTCTCCGTGGGGGCGAGTCCTGTAATGACACAATCTCGGGCAAATTCTATTGCTCTGCCAAAAATAAATAATGGGCTTTCTGCATTGGGTGTAAATTCGATATCTTCGCTTATATCAGTTTCAGATACCACAATGTTTTCGACGTGAGGCGCTGGCGATGCTTCCACTGTATAAGGACCGTATGGAATTCCGGAAGGTCCACAAATCAAAAGGCTATAATCTTCACCTGAAATGAACTCTACGTTCTGCGATAGCGTGACAGTTCTTCTATCAGCTTCAATAGCTTTTAGGTATCCACCCACCGAACCGTCAGTGCCGAATATACGTTTCTGGACTTTAATCAAATCACCGTAGGAAGCAAGTAGCCCTTCGATGCCGGTAGTGAAAGTGACTTCCCTTCGCTGGAATTTCTTTTGGGCTAGCATGTACATGCCTTCATGGTATGCTCGTGTCCTATCTGTCACACCTGGAAGTATTATACGCTCAGGACGTTCCGCAAAGCTATTGGGCAACGCGCATAGCACGGTTTCAGCCTTCCACGTATTGTCATCGGTATATTCCATTTCAATAGAATCGTATTCTTCGCGTACAAACAATTTTATATTTTCTTCGAAGGAATCAGCTACAATGTTTTCTTGATTAAAAAGCTGGCTAACAATTGATTTGGGTTTGTCGATAACCATATACAACTGCGAACCGTTGAACATCGGTATTGCACGCCCCACACGGCAGCAAGTCCGCGCTGCTTCCCACACGGTTGTTTCGGAATCAAAAACCCAATCGAAATAGCGGGGATGTTCAAAAGCACTAAACTCGGCATCTAGGTCAGCCAGTGTGTCTAGATCTAAAATAGTATCAGGCAAGAACGCGCCATAACCTGATCTAAAAATATCACAGAATGCCCACACGATAGACCTCGTCGCTGTTGGAGCCGACCATGATCCAGTCGCTTTATCATAAATGGGTAATTTGCGTGTCACTTTGACATTGAATTTTCTTTTGCTTTGATCGTTTAGATTAGCAGTGGCTTTCATCTTTACTGCCAACATTGTCACATCTCCGTAGGTGCCTACATTGGGCAGGAAAGAGCGCAAAGCCTCCCAGGTGAGCGTGTCGCCTACTTTGTGGCTATCAGAGGCATTATTTGTCCTCCTTCCCCGTATTTTGTAACGCCCTGCAGGTATATTGGCTTCTATTGTGAACCTCTGCGGGTTGATGGTTGCAAGTGTTTTGGTGAATGTTGTTAGGTTTGCCCATACTGCACCCTCAATTGGGTTGGCTTCAACGGTGTTGTCAATTTGTATATAATCAAAAGCGGCACTTACCGTATAGTTTCTTAATTTCCCTGAACTATTCTGCCTGTACAAGCCCCTTCCTAGTGTCAGGTCGATTTGGATTTTGTCTGTTGTAGTAAATGCATCATTTGCAACCACACCAGCAAAGCCTATGTCACTGCCGTAGTCGTCTTCATTAGGTCCATACATCTCAACAGAACCTATTTCTCCAGAAGTCTGCACGTTGTCACGAAACAGGTTAAAAGTGCCATTAGGTTCTACTATCTCAAATTCTACTTCAGGGAAATCCTCAATGGGGGTGTCTTCAATATAAACCTGGTGTACATCATAAGAACCATGACCGATACAAAGCAGGACGTATTGGTAGGCATTATTATTCTGATACATATTGTAGGGCTTGGCGGCGTAGGAAGGCCAGTGGCGGGGGCTTCCGTACAAGGACTCTATAGGCTCATTCAACTTAATCTGATTTGTCTGCCCTTTAAGTGAGTAAACGGGGTCTGCCTCTGCTATGTTAGGCGAGTTGGGTATAGGGACTTGGAGCGATAGCGCAATCGCGATTGACACGATAGTTAATAGCACCGTAATAATAAGCGATAAAAACCCCCCATCGACTATTGGAATAAAAGTCAAGTAGGCCTCGTCGGGGAGTTCATCATCCCACTGGTCTCTGGTTAGTGGATTTTGCTGATCGTTATTCAGTATCGCAATTATAGGTATTTCATTAACCGGCACATTGTAATAACCGACAACGGAATTCACCGTGTGCAAATCACTGCGATATATTTCAACGTCTTTAAGCGGGTTGAATGGATTTTTGACTATCGCTATGTTGATCATTTTGATTGGTAGTTAAAGAAGCTGGTATGCTGGTAGCTATTACGAAAACCTTTAATCGATTGCACACACGAAGCGCCTGCTTCTTTGGTTGTATGTAACACATGACCACCCTCGATGTAAACGCCTGCATGTGAAAAGAATCGATTGCGTCCAGCTACCACGACAGACCCCTGCACAGGCGTTTCAGTAGGCATCCAATCTTTATGTGCGGTTGATACCTTGAAGGCTTTTAACACTTCGATGATGTCGCTTGCTTCAACTGGTTGGTTGGGCAGCTTAACGCCCCACTCTTTTTCATAGAAGTGCATTACAAGTCCCCAACAATCAAACTCATCAGGCCCCCTACCAAGCACGGCATACGGTTTTCCTATGTATTGTGTCAAGTTGTTCATATTAAGTGTTGCCGAGTGATGGGAAGCGACTGCGCAAATAAAGCAAGCGGAGGAACTTTAAATTGACAATATCAGCGACACTGGCGCGACCCGATACCTCAAAAGAGGTTCGCTTGATATCACTGAGAGTAAGAGTCAAGGGAGGGTCCATTTGGGGTGTGGTCAGATCTGTACTTAGGTAAGGTCGGTAACGGACTAAGGCGGGAGCATCATAAGCACTTGCAGCTTCCACCCAATCACCTATACGTTTGTCGACATTATCGATTGTGATGTTGAGGTCTTGCAAACCTTGGTCATCTTGCCCAGGTAGTGTGAAACGGAAAGCAACAGGTTCGAATACTTTGGATTCCCCGTTCTCCAAAGTCAGCTCATATGGTTGCCTTGCTTGTATAATGTATATGGGCTCTAGGTTAGGGTCTACCACTAGAACTAACTTCAGTGCAGCCACTAAATCTTCTAGTGGATCTACATGAAATCTAGGCACCACTACCCCATTTGTATCAGCTACCAAGTTTCCGTAGTTGTAGTTAGAAAAAGAAGATGTGGCTCCTAGAATAAATCGTATATTACGAGAAGTCAAAGCGTCCAGGGCCTGCTGTTCTGTCGCACCAGCAGTATGATTTATGCCGCTATTCCCCTCGTCGCCTGTCTCAAAACTTACCGCATCGGTGATCAAAACAATGTTACGGCGGGTGCTGTAAGAGGTAGACCACACCATAGATTGTGCTGCCTGTACGGTAGCACCGAAACCATTCTCTGGACCATCACCGCCTCCGCTTGCCACCAAAGCCGCCATCTCCGCTTGCACAGAAGCGACATCTGTTGTTAGGTTTTTGACTACCGTAGTGTCGTCTTCATCTTTAAACCTAGTCAGCCCGACACGCACTGTTCTAAAACGTTCTGAAAGGCTAGTGACAACGGCAGGGAGCACCGTCACCAGGCTATTGATTTCACTTGACATAGAACTCGTATCATCTACAACAAAACAGACATCAATATCTTTTACCTCCGTAGAAGCTAGCTCGCTGGTAATTTCAAGAGTGTGCAGCATCACCACATTGCTCTTAGCTGCCGCTAGTGCCTCTTTGTATGCTTGTTTATATGCGGTAGACGCCATGTTATTCCCTACTCCAAATCTTATGCCCAAAAAACGAGGAAACGCCACGATGAATATTCATCGTCGTGCCTGCATCGCCCTTAAAAGTATCATGGCCGACGTAGCCTGTTTCGATCAAAGTCTTCACAGCCTCGCAAAGAATGATATTTGTCTCTTGAAAAGTGTATACTCCCCAGCCCTGTTTATGGATGTGCCACAGCCAATCATGGATAAGATATGCCGCGCCGTAGTGCCAGCGAGAGAGGTTGGGAAGGCCGCGAATGTAATCTGGGATAGAACCCCCATCGGTGCCAAACGAGACCATCTTGTCGCGAAACTGGCCTACCGTGATTAATTCACCGTTACCACGGGTGAAAGTAAAGGGAAACTCCTTGTCTGGGTGGAATAGCCACATGTCCGCCCCTATCCATTGGAGCATAGGGGGGTTGCCCGAAAAAGAGCCCAGTGCAAGGGCATCATACCATGCTTGCACTGGGTTCTCTTTTTCGCCTGTAGGCTTAAACTTTGCCGCTCTTGCCATCTTTTTGTTTCGGAGTATTCTCGCCTACAATGCCACCAAACCACAAAGCTCGGCCAAGGCCTCTGATGCCTCCGTTGACCTTTGCGTAGTTGATAACGCGCCCTGCAAACATGGAGATCACAAGTAAGGTTGTGATGTTCCATTCCCACTCAAAGAATGGTTTTTCCAGTAGTTCTGGTGTAAGATTGAGTTCTTGTGCCGCCAAGGTACAACAAGATAAGATTAGTAGTAGGAAGTATTTCATATATCCAGAGAGTCAGCTAGTTGGAGTGAGTAAAGGCCATTGGCGGGGAAGTTTGACTTTGTATTTTGCAGTTCTTCTACCCATATAGAGTATAGTTCGTCCTGTGTCGCTTTGTCTAAGTAACGCCCCAGCTCTTGCTGAAGGGTCAGTGCAAGGCGTTCTGGCGTCACGTTGCCTTGTGATTTAATGAGCTCTGCGATCTGCTCTTTGTAGGCGCTGACTTTTGGGTTGTTTGCCGCAACAAAGTAAAGCCCAGTCAGGAGAACATTTTTTGCATACTGCGCTTCTGTTGGATTATCTTCCGTCCATTGATTGATGGTGTTACACCCCGTCACCGCTAGGCAGCAAGATAGTAATAATAGCATGATTATTTTATTCATAATATGAGTCTGGTATCGGTTGTATTGCGTTATCACTTGTGGAGCAACCAGCCGTGAAGCTAGCTACCCAAAGAGCGAGTAACAAGAGTGTCTTTCTGGTAATGTGCATCTGAATAATCCTCCGTTGGGTTGTGGTTCTAGTGCGCGGCAAACTAAGTTGTCCCGCTCAATAAAAAATGGTGCAATGATGGCGTGTGCTCTTCGTGGATCACCTTCAACATTATAGAGCATACAAAGTTTGGCAAGTGCGTTTGTAACTCCTGGAGTTTTTGCGTGACGCTTACTGACGTATGACATAAAGTGGATCATGTAATCATCGCAGTCATTGATTTCAAATCTTTGATCCTCACCTTTCGACAGGCTGATGCCATATTCGGATAATCCTTCCGTTTGTAGTAAGAACACAAAATCTCTGTGCAGCTTATTCCAAGCTGCTTTTGTCAACACATGCCTGTCACGATCAAACAAAGAGATTACTGCATTTGGGTATTCCTCGTGTGCCGCTGCCCTAAATTCTGATATAGTAAATGTTTTCATGGATTTTGTAGGATAAATTGCTGCCGCTCGTCGATACGGGCTTGGTTGATGCGCACGTCTATGAGTTGCTCATGGTTTTTAGTGCGGGTTGTTTTTTCCTCTTCTACAATCTGAGCGATGGGAGTTACGACCTGCCAAACAAATGACGCCAGCAGTCCGGTGGCAGGCACAACGACGGTTACAACGACTGCAATCACGGTGAGTAGCAACGCCCCTGAGATTCTACCGCGACTGCCCTCCTGCTGTGACTGGTCGTTTGCGATCTCATTGAGTTTCGTAAACATCAGATCAGACGTGTTTTTGTCGTCTTTTCTGTCCTGCTCGTAGCGACCCGTAAACGCGTTAAAGTTGGCCTCCAGCGTTTTAGTGCGGCCCTCTACAGTCGTGATTCGGTGGTCGTGGTTTGGCTCGGTCATAACTAGATTGCGTTCAGTCCTTCGTCTGTGGTCGCAGCTTCGACGGCTGCGACCTTGGCATTATAAGTTGCAAAAGCGGACAACCCAGCTAAGACGGCAATAGCAAAGCTCACAACCAGAACAGTTGGTATATACGATTTAGATAAGTCAATGTTTGTCATATTAGTTAATACCCCGGACCACGTATTTAAGCGTAAAGTGAGGCTTTAAGCTCCAAGATGGCAGTTGCCATTGATAACTGCATCGCTGCTGTCATTGAGCCATCGTCTAACCCGACCCATTTAACACGGACGGCGGGGTCTAATCTGTCATACACAGCAGGTGCTCCGAGCGCTTGAGCACGACAGTTGACGCCAAATTTAGTCGCCAACGTGTCTGCGTCGGGTGTTATGGGTCCTAGAGTCGTTCCTGTCGCCGCTACGAGATTTGTGGGAGAACCTGCGAGGATTTTTTTGTCGCCATCGGTCTGTGTTGGGGCATCTTGACTAACTAGTAACACGCGGTCGCTTGACTCATCGTAGCTTGCTGGTGTCGATCTGTTTGCCCCATCATTAAGAGTCATTAAGCTAAGGGTTCCCGCACCCCCAGAAATCGCGTTAGTTCCAAATGATGCTGTCGATCCATCACGCCGACCTAATGATCCAGCCCGAAGCCTAGCCGAGTCTGCAAAAGCGTTCCAGACGAAATGGAACCCGCCTGCATTTACTCCACCGTTGGCAAATGCACCCGATTTTTGAATCTGCTGGGAAACAGTCAGGTCGATCAAGACACGCTCATTCGTCGTTGTCGATGTGGTGGCAAAACCAAAAACACCCTCATACATACCATTTGCGGCTGCATGGTAGAGACTAGTAGGGTCGGTTGATGGGTGCTCCAATATGGCATTTGTATTTAGAGGGCTAGTAAATGGTATCCTCGCCGCTGCTACGCTATCGCCAAACATGGGGTAGACAGCCATTAGCTTGCTAAGCCAACCACTGTTCACACCTTCAAGGGCAAACGTGTTCCAAGCTGTGGTTTGATCGGTTGTCCATGCCATGCCCGCAGCATCCATACGCGAAAGATAGCTTTGAACAACCTCGTTTAGCCCAAAACCAAATTTGGATATTGTGGGAAACGCAAGATTCCCAGTGAGCGCACCTGATAGTTTGATTACTTTTGCCATAATATATTGTCTCTAAGTTTTACAGTGAAGGGTTGAATGACGACCTACCGTCTGCTCCCACTACGTAGTGAGGATAGTTTAAAACAGCTTCAGGGTCACCTCGACCTAATCCACCATTTGTAAAATCTCCAACGTCTGCGATGTTAGCCATCAAATCCATTGCGCGGTCGGTGTTTACGACCGTCACATCGTCTGACGCGGCCTGCATGTATGCACACAGTTCGTAAAGGTCGTGCAGGCGACAGTCGTTCTGCGGACGCCAACCATCAGGAACGGCACAATCCGCCTTAGTCAGTTCGCCAGTTGGTGTTACGATATTCCCTGATCCGTCTTTTAAGGTTTGAATAACCCAATCAGAATCGTAAGCGGCTTCACCCGCACCCCACGTTGACGGGTCGCTTGGAAGGGCTCCCCCTGCATAGGTGTCAGCTAAAGCCCCCGCTGTGTTCCAGTTTGTCCACTCTCCTTTATACCAGTGAGATTCTAGGATTAACCATACCCGTTGCCCAGCGTTTTTGAGTGCGATCCCTTGATCAATCATGGACTTCCAGCTAGCTAGTTGACGTTCAGCGTGGGGCGCAACTTGGTTGGATCCAAACCCCCCAGATGCGTCCAGAACGTAGCGAACTAGGTTATAGGAGATTAAAGGTGATCGGTTAAAGTAAGAGCTTTGCATCCCGAAGTCATTGATTCCTTGACCGCAGCGATGCCGAATCCTCACCACCTCACGCATCTCATGACTTGAGTGGCCTCCAGGATACACAGCATTCTTAAAATGCATACCGCCTGACTTGGCCACATCCACCGACCGCACCCACTCCTCGTAAGGGTCGTAGCCTGAACTTGATGGCACAGTATGGTTTCGGCTGTGGTTAGTCAGCTCCCAACCTTCCACATTCTGGACAGCTCTAGATTGTATATACGAAGCTTGCGACGATAGAGTGTCATCCCACTGTGGCCGCATGATTACCCCCTCGCTTGCGGTCATCCCAAACTGTTTTAGGACTGGTCGGGCGCGTGAGAAAAAACCACCACTTTTGCCGTGTCCAGAATCAGTGGGGTTGTCGATAGCGTCGTCATCCTGAAATGACACAACAAACAATGGTTCAACAGGAAATTTGCCTGTAATGGTAAAAGGTGTCACGCCAGTTTTAAGCACAGCATCAGGGTAATTCGAGTTAGCCAGCGCTAACCGTTCAACAAATTTAAAATCCTCATTAATGTTTAGATTTAAAACTAATTGTGGGATAAACACTTGGCCATTGTCGCGGATGTAAAAAACTACTTTGTCTTCAATCCGATAAGCTAGCACCACATTTGCGAAACTGCTGTCAGTAGTTTCGCTTGCCCCAGCAATCTCTGCGTGCGGGATAAACCACTCACCCGAAGTTTTAATTCCACCCAGAGCTTTACCGTTGACCTCCCAAAGTTTATGAAAATTAGCATAAGGCTCTTCTTCGAGCATTAAGTTTTTCACCACAGCGGATAACATTGCTTTAGTTATGGTGCTATCTGGTATATTCAAAGTTGGGGATTCATCTTTATCCCAAGACCCGATGGCATCTGCAACGCCCCCATTCCAAATGACCCAATCGCCTACCGCATGGGAGCGACCGCCTACTACCCCAGCTACTGTCGTATACCAAGCTGAGCGTGAAGCTGTGTAGCTCGACATGTCGCCCGTGGCATCAACTGGGTAGATACCACCCGATGCGTCAAACTGCCCCTCACGGATGTAACCTGAGCTAGTGTTGATAGCATTAAGCAACGCCATCACTTGGGTACTCAACAAAGCTGTCCCGATGCTGTTGTTGTCAACGTTTAGCATATCCCTATCCGCCTTGGTAGCCGTAGCTGCATTGGCTACCGCTGCACTCGCAGCGGCTGCATCAGCACTCAATTGACCGTCTATAGTAGGGTCAGCCCAGATGGTATTCTCAAGATCGTAAAATTTGAGCACATTGGAAGTAGAGTTCCAATACATAGCGCCATCAGCGAGAGAGTCCCCATCGTTGTCGAGTGCGGGGTCTGTATCTTTAGCGCCAAGATACAAGGTTGTAAATTCGTCAAGGACCGCTTGTGAAGCGTCGCGTGCGTCCTCTGCGTCGGTCACAACATTGGTGAAATCAAACCAAAGTTCATAGTTTGCCGCATCATCCCCGAAAGTGGTTGATGTGAAACTCGTTGTAACACGGTAAGCCGCATAGCCTTCCTTGAAAGTTTGCCCAAGCACATAGTCTTCGCCACTAGCGTATGAACCTCGCCATTTAAACACCTGCTCAATGTAGCGTTGAAGTGATGGGTAACTGCCCCCTTCGGTTGTGACAGTTACGCTACCGTCCCCTTGAGTAAACTGTTTAAACAGTGCAGAATCGACTTCTAATTGTTGAACTGCGGTTATTAACCTTTCTCCTAGTGTTGGCATATTGTTTTATATATTTTATTGTTATAGTTGTGCAAGCCTTAATTTTAAGGCAATGTTGCTGATTGTGGTAATGTAGTGTGAACTAATTCGTGTAATAAACTTATACGCGCCAAAGCCTCCACCCCGTCAAAGTCAGGGGCCAGTGCTTCGTATATAGAAAACAGGCCTGGGTATGCCCCAAGTTCTAGGTTTTCTAGTTCTAGGGCGGCAGTGACAACATACCTGTTGTCACTTTTTTGCGCTTTGTAAGTTCCTTCTACGATACGGACAGTTTTAATATCTAGCACATCGTCTATCAACAGCTCCATTGTAAAATAGTCAGCGCCATTAGCAATGCCCTCCACCAAGAAAACACGCCACATTAGGAATTGCTCATAAGTGAAAGACCAAGTAACATTGAGCATTTTTAAATTGTGCTCATACTTATTGCGCTGGCGGTAACGCCCGCCTTCGAACGCTGTGCGTATGACATTGTTTTCTTCCTCTAGGCTGTAAACTTCTCGAGGAAGAGGTAAGGCGTAAGCTGGATAGGCTTGTGTCATTTTATTTGCGAGCTCCTGTTCTACGATCTCTCACGTCTAAAGCTTTATTGATACTGCCCGCGCCTCGTTGTATTTCAGAAGCAATTTCTTGTTTGGTTCTTTTTATTGTGATTTCCATTGTTTTGCCATCTACACTAGAAAAAGTATCGGCGTCTTGGCCTGGAAGATTATTTACAATAACGGTCATACCGCTACCGCCTTTATTTCTAGTAAGATCAGTGACTTTTTCATTTGGGTGGAGCATTGCCATTCTTCCGCCTTTACCGTCCATTCCCCCAACTCTATCCCCTCTTCCTGTAAAACCACCGCCCTCGAAGCTAGCCATGCTTATACTTTGCATATTGCTTGCAATGCTAGCCCCTGCGGCGGCGACAGAGGCCATTGCGCCAAGCCCTAGGGGAAAGCCTAGCTTTAGTGCTGCAGCCATGCCCTGCTGTATGCTGATTAGTGCATCAGCTATAGCAAACGCCTTGCTAGCCAAAAACATTGATTTGTATATTCCGCTTTGCTCTCCCGCAAAGGTTTGGGCTATAGATGTAAGGTCACCGAATAAAGTAGATGCTGTCTGTAATTGAACTCTGGCTTGCGCCATTTGGAATGCTTTACGAGCATTCGCCTCCTGCTTATTTATACGAGTCATTTCAGCTTCACGCTCGGCTTCACTGTCTTTGAAAATGGTGTTGATTTCATCTCTATACGCTTGGTAGGCATCGGCTATTGTAGTCCACTCTTCCTGGAGTTTTTCAAGCTCCGATTGTTGCCGTACTCTATTATCAATTGCGCTAGTGTCTACTGTCGCGCTTGTATACGTAGATGATTTTTCTACTACAGCCTCTCTGTCTGCCTCTCTCTGCCGTAGCCTATACAACCTAGTGTATTCCTTGATCAAAGCGGCTAAGGCTTCTCTTTTTGTTCTTAGAGATGCAAAATCGTCTGCATTGGTTTCGGTTATTTTCTTAGCAGTGGCTTCTATTTCTTTTGTAAGAAAATTTATTCTTTCGAACTGATTCATTTGTTTAAACGAAGCCTCTTTTCCAAGCTCTTCTTGTATGCGGGCTACTGCATTGGCAGCCTCTACATTGTGCTTTTCTATATCAGCATACTCTGTTTCCATTTGAGTGATAAGGCTGTATACCTCTTGATGCATACCAAGAATTCCTGCCCATATCAAAGCACCTTCTTTTTCGCTGGCATTCATTTTATACCCCAAAGCCAAAGCTTTCTGCATCTCATTATGAATGAATATTTTTGTATCATACTCTTCGTTGATAGTATCAAGAATTAATTGCTCCACTTTTGTCCTACTGTCTAGTCCAGCCAAATACCTTTGTTGTCTAGCAAGCTCTTTCATAGAAGCTCTGGAAATAACAGCCATTAGCTCTTCTTGCGCTTTTACGGAATCAGAACTTTCATCGGGGTTTATTGCATTATTTATGGTGTTTTTAAAGCCACCAAATAAAGAGTGGTCTACTCTTTTGAGAGATGCCTGCCAACTAGAATCCTCTAGCTGCTTGGCAGCAACTGCTATGGCCTGCATATCCCCTAACACATTATTAGATATATCACCTGTAGAGGCTCTCCAAAAGTGCCACTTGACTAAAAACTCATCTATGTATTTGAGTGCTGGTGTTAAAATACCTTCATGGTCTTTACCAAAACCAGCAAGTAGTTGGAACGATGAGTTTTCAATTCTGTTTAAATTGGCAAGTAGTGTTTCGGATGCATCTAGGGCAGAGCCAGAAAATACCCGCTGAAGCTCCCTGCCCATTGCTGGCAAAAGGTCTTCAGCAAGTAGCTCTCCTTTTTCCATTATCTTAGATAATTGCTCAATAGGCATGTTCATGGAACGTGCCGCTATACCAAGCGCACCAGGAAGAGCTTCACCCAACTGCCCCCGCAACTCTTCCGCAGCCACTCGCCCTTTAGAAGCCATTTGTTGGAATGCGCGGAAAGACGCTTTAGTCTGATCTGTCGTCATTTGTAGGGCGACAGCCGCTTGAGTTGTTCCTAGGAACAACTCTTTACTTTGGGCAAGGCTGATATTAGTGGCATCTGTTGCCGCCAAGAAAGATGAATAGAATTGTGCCGAAGCTTGTAGGCTTACACCATACTTCCTTGTAACTGCGTCTAAGTCACGGAAAGCTGTCTGTGCCGCCTCAGCGCTTTTCATAACAAAACGCAATCTTAGTTGAATTCTATCATACGCTAAAACGGCCTCTTTAGTGCTATTAATCAATTGCCCAGGAACAGCCGCCAATCTCATCATTAACTGCGCCTGTATGAAACCGCCAGCAATAGTTGACATAGACTTAAAAGCGTCTGCCATTGTCCTAGTTTTTGTCTTTACTTTTCTCGCAGTAGCATCCATTTGCTTCTGCATTTTGCTATTCATGCTGGCGTTGGATTTTTCTATTTCTCCATTAGACCTTGCAATCTCCTTTAATAGCCCATTGACGCCTTTTTCACTTTCCTTTAGGGCGGACAGAAGTTCTTTGTTCTCAGCGCGAAGCCGAACTACTAAGTCACCCACGTTTTCACCATTTGCCATATTCTTACTTTACGTTATTAGTGGGTTTGTCCAGAATTGCAAACCATTTTTGCTTAGATAACCGTGTGACCTCTTCTTTGGGCATGTTGTCCACTTCGAACCTACTTTTCTCATAATCACTTTTGTTGCTTTTGCTTTTAAAGAAAAATTTATCAATGCCGTAATTCTCTGGTTTGGTTACTTTAAGTTGAACAAGTATGCTGGTTAATTGGGCGAGGTAATAATCTGTCTTGTCTACTCTATCCCACTCCATATCCAAATATACCTTCCAGTCGGTAAATTCGCTGGAAGGTATTTTGGATTGAGCCTCTTGGACAGACATACTAAGGCGCTCAGCAAGTCTATGCCAAAGCAACCTCTCGCCCTTTAGCCGTTTTTTGATTCTTCTTCGTTACTGTCAGAAAGTCCTGAAATACCACTAACCACTTTACTGAGTTTCTCCAGAACAGAAGATGGCCATTGGCTGATTACACTCTCAGCAAAACCCTTACCATCCTTTTTGTTTGTGATGCTGAGGGATAGTAGTTTGGCAGTGACCCCCTTCATAGAAGATACTTTCATTTCAGGATCACCGTTTTTGTCCAGCTTGCCTGTCTCTACCATACGAGAACGAATATAATCATTGTAGGTATCCCGTCCATCCCCAGTTAGCTCTGTGATAACACAAGTGTTTCCATCAATTACGACTTCTTGTGTTTTAAGTTTAGTTTCAAATTGTAATACTTCTTTCATGTTTTGGTGTGTTTGGTGTGTTTATTTGTATTGGCCAGAAATAGGCCAGAAAAGCGTTTTAAAAATAGGCTGGGGGCTATACCTACCCCCAGCCTAAGAAAAGCCGCCTGCGCGGTGCAGTGCGTTATGCGCTAGGGTTTCCCTCGACCTCGTCGGAGGCATCGGATAGCACGCCATTCTCGATAGCACGTACAACATAGTGGTATGTTATGCCATTAGTTACAGAGTTATCAACAAATGCGGTTGATGCACTGTTTTGTGATACTATGGCGTAACCAGCACCACTTGTAGTTGAACGATAGACGTTATAAGCATCTGCCCCAGCAACAGAATCCCATTCAAGGGTAACAAAGCCATCACCATCAACTGATACCAAATTGGCTGGAATCGCAGGTGCATTATCAGCATACGACAATCCCACTTCTGCGCCACTGGCATCTTGATTAGATGGGATTACAGTAATTTCAGCTGTGGGCTGCTCTCCCTCGGTAAGCTCACCTGGGGAGAATGTATCTAACCAACCCCAAAAAGTGACCGTACTGAGATCAGGAAAGGTGATTGTGATCTGCTGGTTGATTTGAAGCAGTGCAACTGCGTCCGCATAAACAGCAGGATCATACGCCACTGTAGTAGAACTATTAGCCAAAGTTTTCAGCTTCTTTGGCGCTCTCGTTCTCCAATTTGCATTGCGCATTGTAGTAGTGTCATTCTCACCACCACCTTCAACACCTGGAGGTGTTACTGTTTTTTCCCAAAACTTCACAGCTGGGTTTGCCCCAAAAGTGAAGTAAGTTGCGTGTCCATCATCCATTCTTTGTGTCATTGTATTTCCTTATGTTTATTGATTATTTGTGTAACGAAGAGTGTGCCTAAAGGTTAAGATCATTGTGAACTAAGTCGTTTAATTCTCCAGCGCCTTCTATAAACTCACCTACATCATCGGCACCCTTTAGGGTTAGAGCGTAAGTGAGAGTGAATAAGTAACGGCGACGTGTTCCAGCGGCTTGCCCAGAGGCAACGACACCGCTACTCCGCTTTGCATTAAGAATGGCGTAGTAAGACCCCCCTACAGACATATAATCATACCTGTAACTGTCTACTAAATCTTTTATATCATTACCCTTATTAAAACCATCCCCATAAGAGGTTGCCCGTAACATAATAGACACCATTGGGTAATCTATTACTGTGTTACCTCTCATAAGCTTTCCAGCAGTAGTGCCTTCTAAGTCATAAACAGTCACTAAGGTATCAGGCACAGAATCATCATCAGGCATGAACCCGTAAAAACAAGGCCACACATCATCATTGTGGGAACCAACTACTAAGTCTCTTATAAGAAACTTACTTAGTATTTTTGATGGAGGTTCGTTACCCATTGGACATCACTTTTACTAAAGACTGCTCTATGATTTTAAGCATTTGTGGAAAATTGTTTTTAAATGGCTGTTCTAGGAATTTCGCCTGCCCCTTACCGTTTGGGTCCCAATAGCGCCCCTTTCTTGGCAAACCGTCAGCTCTCTTGCCTTTACGCTTTTTGCCCTTCCACTTCATTTGAACTTGTTCGTGAATATAGTGGGCATAGTTGGCACCGTAGCCGACAAGGACTATTGTGGTGGTTCCTGTGCTAACATCTCTTGTAAACGCACTGGCTTTCAATTTACCTTGCTCTACAGGAACTTTTAATTGGCTCAATCTTTGTAGGTAAAGACCAGCTTGATACAGGCCGAGCTTTAAAGCTTTCCCAGAAGCCCTGTGCTTATCAGCCAAAGCCTGTATAGCCTCATCCGCTCCTTTCAAAGTAATGTTTGGTTTTACACTCATACTAATTAAAAGGTCCTAAATAAACCATACGAAGAAAGTCACCGTAGTTAAGTGTAGGAAGCTTTTTTGCCCCCCGTATTTCAAGCATTAAATCACTGTTTGTTTTTGGGGATGGTAGGGCTACAAAATCAGCAAGTGTTCCGTGAAATAAGTAACTGCTGATTTCAAAGTCTTCCCCAACATAAGCCACCGACCTCGATTGCTCTGTTTCTCCGTCTGGGTTTAAGTATTCTATTTGGTCGTCTTCCCACCGCACTAAAACTTCCCTTGCTAATGACACATCAATTGATGTGGAGCCGTCTTCGCCTACTCCCGCTTTCGGAATATAGACAACTGTCTCTTTGCGCATCTTTTTGAGAAGCTTTAATTTCCTAGCCATACTAAGCCCCAGCCCTTTCTGATCCTAGGTAAGTGATACCTGTTTTGTTAGAGCTGCCTTTTTCAAACCTCTTGTTTAAACGTGAAAGTGTGCCACTACTATCTAAAGCCATAGCTTGCTGCCCATACATGGTGTTAGCTAAGTAGACACCTAGCTTGTATTGAAATTGCTCTGAGGCACTCCCAACGGTTTCCATGGATGTTTCTTTATTAGATACGGCGTAAAAGTGAGCAGATAGCCAAGCCTCAATTAGAGCCAATTTACCAGCAACGTAACCAAAAGAGGCTAAATTATCTTCAATGACAGTGTGAGCTGTTTCCATGTAAATGGAGATATCATCGCCAACTTCGATGCTTTTATGAACTGCCCTTACTTGTGCCTCTGTTGCGTACATATGTTGATTATTTTATATTAAAAAGGGGCTAGGCTATGAAAACCTAGCCCCTCCAATTATCGCCTATCTTTATGAAACCCAGATTACCCCTAACTGGGAAATTATTCTTCTGTGTACTCTTGGATGAAGGCTGTTACCGCCGCTTTAGAAGTGAGTGGCTTTTCTGTTTCCAGAATTTCACCCTCTTCCGTTACGGTGTAAAATTTACCTTCTTTTGTTACAACCAAACCATTTTCCTCCGCAAGGAGAAAATCAGATGTAAGGTCTTCGCCTTCATCTTTTTCGTTGTCTTCTTTTGCAGCAGGTTCAGTCAAGTGGACTTTGAACTTTTCTGGAAAGGCTTTGGCAAGATTCTTTTCTGTAGTAATCTTGGCACCTGTTGGAAATTCTACGCCATCTTGGAAATGGCTACCCCCGATATTGATATATGTTTTTTTGCTCATTGTATTGGTGTGTTTTATTGTTATAAAAATAAAGATTAAAAAGTGGGCTGAGCCCCATTAAAGCCCAGCCCACAATTTTAATTCATACTACTTACGCAGGTGCGCCATGAGCGATACCTGTGTTGCCCTCATAGTCAGAGCGCAGTTGTGGCACCATGATGCCCATAACCTTGAAGTTAAGCAGCATACCACCTTCACTCTCCCAGCGTAGTGTAGTAACATCCATACCTTGCACGGTGCGGATAGTGCTCATGTTTTGTTGCACCAAGTAGATGTGAAATCCATTGGGTAAGAAATCCAGCGTTTCAGCGGATTGGATGTTGCTAATCTTGCCAATACGGTCACGGATCGTATTGTCACCCTTAGCACCGCTGTAATCAGCGTCCAAGTACTTGTCCCAGTCTGGGGAGAAATACACCTTAAAAGGACCGTATTGAAACTTAACACGAAGCGCCTCCTTCATGGCGATGAGATCATCCACCAATTGGGCACCTGTCCAACCGCCAGCAGTGGGAGCTATGGTGGTCACGGAGAGGTTATTGGTGAAGTTGGTAAGGCCGAAGATATCAAGTCCGCCAACCTTAGAAACAGAAGATGTCCCCAAGTGAAGTCGTTCAATCTCTTCTGCTACGTTAATAGCCGCCTGTGTAACACCTTCAACATCCAAAGGAGTTCCGCCGCTACGGGAGGTAGCGATTTCACGTGCTGTGAAGTGGAAGTCTTCATGGCAGATTGGAAGTGGCAAACTGTCAAGCCCGAAGTGTTGACGGTCGTCGTCACCCTTGGCAAGTCCGTCCATGCTGATCTTAGCAGTACCGCGCTTGCTGGCTGTTTGGGTTTGTAGGATTGTTTGCCCCATTGCATTACCCATGTTGTAAACAAGTCCGCTAGAGCGCAAACCGTTCACAAAACCTAGACGCTGGCGTGCAACTTGCACAACCGCACGGTCAAGGTGAATCCACTCATCCTTGCGCAAAGTGGCATCCGCATTATCAGCGCGTACCTTTTGCCCAGCTAGATTGGTTACATACGTGTGTCCGTCTTCGTCGACGTACGGGCGCATATACCCAGGCGTGAATTCATTGTTGATTAGCATTTGGGCAATGATGCCCTTTGCTTGTCCTCCTTGGAAGTAGTCCATAGTATTTTCCTTTTTCTTTTTTGTTAATGATTGAAAATGCCTATTAGAGCACTTGAGTGTCAATGCGAGCGGTTTCACCAACTCCAGTAGTCACAGCCTCATCAGCCATAACCATAGCTGCTGCGGAGGTACCACCGTTGAGTTTGATGAATGTTCCAGTAGCGTCAGGGGCAAGGTAATCACCCTTAACAATTGTCTGGCTTGCTGCAAGATTCACTTGCACACGTCCCCCAGATCCTACATGAGCTGCGCGTACGGTATCATCCGCAGCATAGTCAGTGTCAATAGTGGCACCCATGATGCTATTTTCGATAGCAAAGATAGGGGCGCGGCGAAGATCAGCTGTCACAACAGAATTGCGAGCTGCTTTACCTGCGGCATTTACCAGAATGCAATCACCTGGTGTGATTGCAGAGGCGGCGAGGTATTCGTAGTATTCGAATGGTCCCCGTAGTACGATTGTTCTTTTAGTACTCATTGTATTTTAAACTTTTTGGATTATTTGATTGTGGTTAATTACGGATTACTTTTCGTCACCGTAAGTGGCTGGGATGCTGAGGCCTTCTCCAGTTCCAGCATTCTGTGCTTGGCGCGAAGCATCACTCACAGGAGTAGCATACGGCTTGCGCGGTGCATCCTCTTGCTGTGTGTTGCTGTTTTCAGCAAGAGCCGCAATAGCACGAAGGTCTTCAATGGGTTTGGCATTGAGTGTTGCTTCTGTGTATGTGCATTTCTTGTTAGAAACGATAGAGGCTACAAGAGCACCTTTTTCCTTTTTCAAGGAAGCACGGCCTTCATTGAGCACAGCCTGAATTTCTTCGGGTGCGTTTTCAATGTAATCTTCAACAGAAACATCTGCATTTTGGGCAGCTCCTGGCTTTTTCTTTTTGGCTTTGGAAGCATCTTCCTCTTCTTCTTCGTCGCCTTCACCGCCAGCACTGCCGTCGGCAGCGTTATGAGCCGCAGCAGCCGTAGCTTGGTTGTGAACACGATCGAATTGAGCGTCAGTCATTCCCATTAGCATTTCGGTATCCTCCTCAAGGAAGGCACCGTTGCTAACAAGCGCGTCTACTTTTTCTTTTCGATTCATAACTTTTGTTTCTTTATTGTCTTTGTTTTGTAAAGAGGAAGCGGGAGCCGCCTCATAGGAAATCTTTCTTACTACTTTATCGGGTGTACCGTTTATTGTCAAAGAGTCATCGCTCTTTGTGTAGCTCAGCTTGTAGTAGGTGCTGCCTACTTCATACACAAAGTAGTCTTCAAACACTTCAACCACCCAAAAATCATAGTAGCTGCATACCTCACCCTCTTTAACAGGAAACCCGTATGGGGCAAGGGCGTCATTTTCAGTGGATTGGAAAAATGCGTGTAGTGCCTCGCGCAAACTGTCACGGATGTCACTATGGCTCATTTCATTCATTGTAAGGCCGTAAGCTTTCAAAGCCCTTGTAAGGCTTCTAACTACTGTGCCCCCCTCCGCATTACGAATAAACCCAGCCCCCATGTCAAGGCTATAAGCTCCTACTTGATCTGGCAAAATAGCTAAATGGTCAGGGGTGTAGTTTCGTGCAATGCCACTGTAGGGCTTTCCGCCAAAGTCCCCCTCTGTAAACTCAATTTCAACTTCAAGGCCAGTAGATAACTCCATAGCGCTCTTGTTTGTGATGGCATCCACCACACGGGAGTCGATATTTTCGGCAAGCTCTTTATGAATCCAAGCCTCAGCGCGTAGTTTATTGTCTTTTCCAAAAACAGTATTCAATATAACACCAACTTTTTGCTTATTCAAAATAACTGGGTCGCAGGCAGATACATTCATATCTGGGTGGTAAACCACGATTGGTTTATGGTTCCATGCAGAGATCTTTTTAGCAAGTTCTTCTTTAGGGTAGTATAGGGCTCCTAAAGAACCATTCATTACGCACTCTGAGGCCATAACCATAGGAACAACCCAGTGGGCGTCTCCGTCTAGTATTTTTTCTTCAATAGCAACTCCGCTATCCACATTAAAGGACATACGCTCAAAAACAGCTTCTGTCTCTGCAACTGCGCTGTTATTTACTAGCACTCTTTTAGTCTTTTTACTCATTACTTACCCTCTGTTAGTTTATGTTAATTGTGTTGTAAAGCCTTTATTTTGACTTTTTTATTATAATGTATTCTGATGCTAGCCTATCTACTAGATGTTCATAAGGATTTTCTGACTTGCTTTCTTGATAAGTGGCTACCACAAACTCTAGTAAATCATCTTCTTCTGCCAGCACACTTCCAAGCCCCTCACTTATAGCCAATAGCAAAGATGAGGCTTGTGCTAAATGAGAACAGGCTTTTACTACATCATATTCTAGTCTGTCTTTTGTTGTTGGTGGTGTTTCTATGAAGTTAGCCTCTTGTAGGTCGTTTTCTTCTTGTTGAGAGTCTTCGTCTTCTATGTCACACAAAATACCATCAACTACATCCTCGTTTAGTCCCATACGCATACCAATCCATTTAGAAGACTTTCCTCCTAAATGATATTTGCGCACAAGATCACCATCAGTAACTGGCTTTGGTTTTTCTTTGTCACTCATCTTTGAAATCTATATAAGGTATCCAAGTGCATCTGCACCCTGGGTGAAGTGGTATAACCCCTCTAGCTTGTTTGGGTGTGAAGCGTTTTCCATTCATTTTGCTGCATCTGGGGCATACTCTACCATCGCCAGCAGTCGAAAATTCTACCAAAGCCCCTAGCTCCTCTACCCCTAGTTTTTCGAAAGCATCTAGTTGAGCTTCGGCGTGGGCTCGTATAACCTCTGTCTGCGCTATCAAACGAGCGCGTTTGGCGGATATATTATCTATTTGATCCATTATGGCGCGAGATACAGCTGGGATAGAATCTCCTCTTGCTAATCCTTCCGCTAAAGCATTCCTAATGCTTGTAGCCATAGAGGCATTTATACCTTTAAGAGCTTCAAAGCTTTGGCTGAATACTACGGCAATGGTCTCCAAAGTTTCTGGCTGAGAGAAAGCCTGTCCTATAAACTCACTCATAGAGCCTTGGTAGAAATCTTCTCCTTGGGTGGCTCTTGCTGTTTTACGAGCATCATTAAAAGCCCTAGTAAGCCCCTTTTTGTAAGCACTTTCTATGTAGCCTTTATGCCAATCAACAGACATTACTTCACGGTCAACTACATCATTGATCCAAGCCATAAAAGCATCTACTTTTTCAGGAGTATTTAGGTAAGCCCAGAACTCTTGATTAGACACTTGACCTGATACAGGGGCATTAAAACCAATCCCCAAAGCATCATTGTCAACTATTTGTTCTTTTACAGCTTTCTTGACTTTGTTGTATCGTTTTCTAAGGGCGGACCAAAAGCTTCGCCTTAAAGTAACAGTACGTGATGGGTCATTCTGCAGAGGTCTTAGTGCGTGTATCTTCATCTGATTGGCTTGAGCCTTGTTGTGGTGCTGCCCCGCCTTTTACCTTAGAGGATGATCCAGGGGCTTTAACAGCAACCACATCATCATCTTCGTCTTTAAGAGTGTAAGGCTCGTCATTCTCAAGGGCATGTTTGGCAAGTAGTGTTGCTGTAGCATTGTCATACTCTAGCACATACATAAAGAAGTCTTTAAGTGCCATAATAGATTCACAATCACTAGAAACATATTTAGCCATAGCGTTAGAGCGTTTGTCGGCTAAGTTGGCTTTGTCTTCTTCTGTGGATACATCCATTTTAGGCCAAAATACATTAGTTACCCCCTCTTTCGCTTTAGCCTTGATAAATCCATAACGCTCACAAAGTTCTATAAAAGGGTGAATAACCATAGGCTCTACATACTTATCACGCCTAGTAAGCACGCGCTTATTCCAAGCCCGTGCATCTTGACTACTAGCCAAGCGAGCCTCCTCCGCACCAGCGAAGATACGGTATGGAATACCCAGTGCAATGGCGATGATCTTCAACATAGCCTCTACGTGAGGTGATGGGTCTGCAATTTGTGGTGTGAGGCTCTTTGTTGTCATTCCCTGTAAGGCAATGTAACGCTGCAAGCCTTCATAGTAAGCTTTAACCTCTTTTTCTAAACTTTCTTTATCAATTTCGGCATCCTGCACCTCAGGAAGTGTTTCAAAACTGAGGCCTGGGAAACCACCTTTCCAAAACATTTCCCCTGAGCCTGATAGTATCTTGCGCAAGTCATAGATACGGTTATAAACAGATTGCATACGGGGAACACCATATACATCACTGTCTTTCCTATTATCGGCTAAGTGAACTACACGTGTCCAGTGGACTTGGATGTTTGGTAGTGAAGTGCCTACGCTAGTGCTTCTATTTTCTACATCAGACACTTGAATAGTGTAAAGTAGTGGCATACCATAACGCGCACTCTGGAGGTCTGTGTCCTTGGCGGCTATTTGGATGTTTTCTTCGCTGAATACTTTTATGTATTGCAGCTCATGGTCTAAAGGCTCCCCGCTGGCAGTCTCCCCTGTTTTTTCATTCACACCTACAACTGGTTTATTTAGGGGCTCCGAGTCCGCTATACCAAGAACCATGATGCCAAAATGCCCCACACCACTAAGCTCATCCGCGCGGTGCAGGTAATGCCATAGCTTGTGCTTCTTGGCAAATGTTTTCCATTCTTCAGAAAAAGCGGAGTCTACTTCATTTATGTTAATGCCATCCGTAATAACAGGGTCACTCGACCAACAAGCCTCTGGGTAAATGTCAACTACGCGCTTGCCGAGACCTTCACGGTCATATATCTTTCTATACTGACCAACTTCAATTACATCTGGGTAGCCGCACTCTTTGTCAATATCCCTGTTAGGGTCTAGCATACGGGAAAGACCCGCTCTACTCAAGGTTACGCTATTTCTAAGCATACTCATTATTTTAGCTGATTTACTTTTCATTGGCTTTGGCTTTAGACGGTTTTTTGTCGGCTGGCAAGCCTACAATGCAATTTCCATTTCTTGGAGGTAGCACCCCTAATGGCGCTCTTCTATTATTAGGCGGCCTGCCCCTTTTAACCCTAGGGGACGTATTTCCAAAATCATCTCCTGTATTAGCCTCATAATAAGGCATGCCGTTTATTTTAGTCATTGTTTAGTTTATTCCACCTACTCTTGTCTTGCCCTTGCTTAGAATCGAAAATGCCCCAGAACTTGCATCTACTTGGTCATCGTGTTTGGCGTAAGGAAAGAAGGAAAGCTCTTCTTTATACTCGGCATTCCAGCTACCTATCACCATATACACATTTCCAGAGTTTACTTGAACTGAGTAGGCATCTGCGCGTAACACCTTATCCCCTGTCGGCTTCCCTACCCGTGTGACATAACCAGCTAGGTTTTTAACAGAGGATAACGTGGAGTCTTTTCCCCCTGAACCAGGCTCTTGCTCAAGCCCTACATACACATCATACCCATCTTGGCTAGCGTAAAGCTTCATTTTACTCTCGCGTAAAAATGTCCCCCACTGCCCCTTGGCTACATGGAGCACCCAGTAAGCACCATGTTTATCAACAGCCATTTTAACGCCAGCAGTATAGTCTCCATCATTAGAGCTAGCCGCCTTGTCCCAGAACCTTATTACCATCCTATATTCATTAAATGGTAGTGGTAGCTTGGCCATTTGGAACTTGTCTGTTTCAAACATACCACCACCCTCAGGAATGGGGGTTTGATCGAACTGGCTAGCATAACCATACTCCCCTAAGTCAGCCCTAGCCTCACTCAACACAGCGTCACTTAAACGCACTGGGTCCATTAAACCATTTGTGTACCGTTTGACTAAATGGGCAGGTTTGATGGATACACGTTTGTCGTTTTCTTTTGGCTGGCGTGCCGGGAGGCATACGTGCTTCACTTGCGCCCCATCACGGTCAAGGAAGAAGTCAGTTGGGTCTTCTTGGTGCAACCGCTGCATGATCATAATAGTGGGTGTTACCGCTTTATCTACTTTACGTGATAGTAGTGTCTTGCCAATCCAATCATTTGCCGTTTTTAGTCCTGACTTTGAAGATGCCTCTAATGGGTTAATGGGGTCGTCGATGATAATGAAGTGCCCGTGCTGCCCTGTCACCCGTCCCCGTGTGCCTGCGGAGTAGCGCATTCCATTCTTAGTGCTACGGTAATGGTCTTTGGCATTTTGAACCTCTGACAACTGAACGTCAGGGAATAGTCTTTTGTATTTTTCACTTTCAATTATCTGCCTACTCTTAACAGCGGAGTCAACAGCAACACTGTGGGAGTAAGAGCATGATATAATTCTAGCCGCAGGCATACGCGCCCAAATCCAAGCTGGGTACATGACGCTACAAATAGTCGTCTTGGTGGTTCCAGGGCTGATGTTGATAGCTACGTCATATTTTTTGGGCTCTCCCCTAAATACCCGCTCCGCCACAACTTGCAAGCCCTTGCACAGATACGCAATGTGCCAATTGTAAACAGGCACCTCGTCAATAAGCTCCGTCCAAAACTCCTGCAAAAATTCATAAAAGTCCTCTTTACAAATATCTGCTAGTATCTTGTCCTCGTCTGCTAGTATGTTGGCTAAATCCATTATAAGTGCATATATCGCTGGTCTAGGCACATTCACATTTACTTTATATTGGCATACCAGCCCCACTGGATGTTTAGTATTTCTTTGGGTTTATGGGCTATGCATCATTTAATATGGTGTTACATGCACAAATGTAGTTTATTTTAAAATGTGTATTAAATCTCGTATTGTTTGCATTCGGGCACCTCTAGAGGTGCGTGAACGGGCACCTCTATGGGGACCCCTATAGGGGTCCCCAACCAGGGATAACATAAGACAAAATAAGATACATATAAAAATGCTACATTTTGAATTGTAAGCCTTTTGCATAGATAAAAATGGGCTGATCATTATAAAAACAATCAGCCCATCTTAACAAAGAAGAATCAAATATAGGCGTAACATCATGGGTTTAATGAATACATATATCATCCTTTACTAAAACCCATAAAACAACGATATGTTAATTGCAAGCCCAAATCATTAAAAACTTATGAAAAACATTAAATCACTAAAGGCCAAAAAACCCAAAGCCTATGAATGGTGTCGCCAAAGGGTAGAGGAATTATACGAATGTGGAATTCCAGACTTTGATAGTATTGATAACGATATTATGGCGTTATACAAATTCATCACCAAACAACAAGATGCTTGGGACGATTTAATCAAAGTAAAACTTAAATTCATCATAAAGTACTGCGACGCTGGAGCAAAGCTCCAAAACGCAGACACTATAGGACAGTTTTTTCAACATTTTGACGGCTTATTAGCCAAGGCCAAAAAAATGATGCCTTGGGCTGTTCCAGCCCAGCTAATGAAAGGTAAACAGGTAGATACCGTAATGCCCAAAAATCTAATTAAAAGGTAATGCCCACACAAGCCCCGACACGCCCCGCAAGGGGCAATTCGGTATGTGGGTATAGGCAACCCCCTGCAAAAGCCACCTCAATAAGGTTTTGTGCCAAAAAACAGCTAGAACGAACGATAACAACCTATAACGATTAGCACTAGCACAAGGAGGCACGACGCAGTTGATAGCTGCGCGTGGTTCTAAATCACTAACACTACGAATATGAAATACAGTAAAGAAGTAAAATACAGAGGGGACATGCCGCAAAAGTCGGAATGGATGCTCGAAAATGAAAGACGCTTCAGGCTACGTCGCAGGATCATGGAGTTTTTGAAGAGGCTACCATTCCTGCGACCTTTAATCTAGAACCAAACAAAAACAATGCCAAAAAACAAAAAAACACCACCCCATGACGATGTGATGCAACTTATACGCCAAGGGAACTTGAATACAAGCCGCAGTAGCCATTTAGTGTTCGAGAGTTTCCTTGAGGCTTTTACTAACCTTGATGCTAGGCTAACAGCACTTGAGCCCACAAGAAGCAAACTACATGAAACTATAGTAAAATACAGAGTGTATGCGGATGAGAGTGTAGTAAGGGAAGAACTTTTTAATGATGTTGATAATACAGCACCATACACAGATGACTATTACACAGTGGAAATCCCGTGGGTAGTGGTTGAGCACATCCAAGATAGTATTTAATATGAAAAGAGAGCCACCATACACTTTACGCCAAGCATTGAAAATAGCAAGGCACTTTGAAAAACAATTCAAACCAAATTACCATATAGCCCTAGGCGGGAGTGTGTTGCACGCAGGAAAATCCCAAAAAGACATTGACCTTTACATATACCCTGACAGTAACCAAACTGTAAGAGGGGTAGATGCCAGAGAAATCATGCACGAGCTAAAAAGAATGGATGCTAGTATTGAACGAGTGTTATTAGGGATACCCATGAAAGAAGGGTACACTAACAAACCACTTATACAAATGATATTCAAGGGCTACCCAATAGACTTATTCTTTATAGCCTGGGAGAGTATTTAATATGAAAATCACAGACAAACAAAACATTTACATTGATACGGTTTTCGATGGACCGTATGTATGGCACTTTTACGAAGTTAAACCAATATGAGCATTTATAATAAAGACGTTATACAAAGTGATCTTGACTTAGTGGCTACAATGAACCCAACCCAAAGAAACATACTTGAGAACGAGTATGGGTATTGGCCTAAGTGGGCTAAGAGAGATGCTGAAATAGCTAGAAACTATAGGCTTGATATTATTGCTAGACACAAAGCCAACTATGAGCCAAAACCACACCTTGAAAATTTTAATAAATCATAAGCCTCTTTGAGCTGATTTTCCTACATTCTAAATTGCATAGAGACAGCGGCGAAGATGACAATCGAAGCCGCTTTTTTGTTCCCAGTAGCTACGATAGTGAACATTGATTACTATACTTTATTGATACGATCTTCATTGAGCCTTACAATCCTAAATGTATAGACGTATAACCCAGAATGACAGAATTTTTATGACGAAATTGATTTACGAATAGTTATTTGAGAACCGATTTCGTTTCAACGAACCCCCTACATTCTGAATTGCATAGAGCGTATATAGCGTGATACAAAGCGCGTGACACTTAACACATTGAACAGGTTATAATCACACTTTAAGAATCAATTAAACTAGCTTCTTTATATAGTAAAAAATAACACTCTTTTTATAAAAAATTTGAGTCAAA